TGCACCCAGACCCCGGCGCGCACCATGGCGGTGAGCAGCTCGCTCATCTCGGCGACGAGCTGCTCGCTGGCCTCCCCGGGCCGGATGAGCCACACGTGCCAGCCACGCTCCTCGATGGGCATGCACAGCATGTTGGCCGGGAGGGCCCCCGGGCGGGCGATCTCCCACCGGGCTTCGGTCACTCGGTCCTGGCCGGGCTCCGGTTCCTCGCCGGGCGCGAGCCGCAGCCACTGACCGAGAGCGAGCATGGACCGTTGCTGTTCCTCGATGTCAGCGAGCAGCGCCTTGCTGGCGTGGCCCGGCCGTACGACCACGGTCGCAACTCCGGGCTCATCTCTGACGGTTACGACCCGCCCCTGGGGGATCTCGTCCTCGTTGGCGGCGACTCGGTATCGGGCCTCAGTCACCTCATACGTCATCTGCATTGCCACCCCTCTGGATCCGCTGCCGCTCTCGAACCGTACGCCAGTTCGAATCGAACATGCAGCGGAATGCCTACTTCCACCCCCCAGGCGGATCACCATCATGCATCCCGCCTGGGGGTTTTCACTAGGTGGTGAGACAGGGTTACTCAGGGTGGGAAAGGGGTAAGGCCCGTTACCCCTGCCGGTACGCCTCGATCAGGGCGTTGACTCGCCGACGGTCCTCGGGGCTCATCTCCTCAAGGTGATGAACCATCGCCCGGACCTCACCGTCGGGGCTGTAAACGGCGTCCATCCCGAAGAACTGCGCGGCCGCGGCCTCTTGGATCGCGCGCAACGGGACCTCGAACCCCACAGCCATGCCACGGAGGGCCGGCGGGTCAGGCGGGATGACGTTCTGGAAGGTCGCCGCGCGGTGGAGCCAGCTTCCCTTCACGGTCTGCATCCCGGTCTCGGGGTCGACACACCGCTCCGCCAGCGTCTCGTAGCTCAGGCGCAGCGCAGTCTTCCGCTCGAGGACCAGCTCCCCAAATGGGTATCGCTCGGTGGGCGCAGGCGCGCCCTTCTCAGCCGCCATGAGGCTCATCCTGCCACTCCGTGTCATGTCATGGGCTGTGGGGTGTCCATGTGACCAACGGGGCGTGAGTCGCTTCCCCCCTGGTAGCGCGCTTAGGTCATCGCACGCACTGGACAGAGTGTCCATGTAGATGGATGCCCCACGCCAGACCGCACCCGGGTTTTGACCGAAACACCACACTCGATTGCAACCGCTGGACGAACCGTCCAAGCTGTGCAATGCTCTGCTCATTGCAGCAGTGCAATGAGCGATTGAACGAGGTGGACGTGAGCACACCTGCCCTCTACAAGCTGGTCAGCGCAGACCTCCTGCGGACCCTGATGCAGCGCACCGGCACCGGTGCCGCAGTCAGCGTCCGGAAACTGGCCGACAAGGCCGGCGTACCGCACGGCACTATCGGCAACCTCCTTACGGGAGATCAGGAATCGGTCATCGAGCCGACCGCGCGCCGCATCGCCGGCGTCATCGGCGTCGACGTCCTCGTCCTCTTCATCCCGATGGAGCGCGCCGAGGCCGCCACGGCTTCCCGCCCGACGCTGGCGGTGACCGCATGAACCGCCGCTACACGTACCCGGAAGCCGCAGCCGAGCTGCGCGTCGAGGAGTCGTGGCTCCGCCGGCACATCAAGCGCCTGCCGCACACGAAGAAGGGACGCGTCGTCACCTTCTCCGACGCGGACCTGGAGCGCATCGACCAGATGCACCACCACGAGCCGACGACCGGCCCTCTGGCCGTTGTCCCCGCGCCCGCCCCGGGCGCCCATCCACTGGCGAACCTGCGCCCGCTGCCCGCCCGCAGCGCCCGCCGCGCCAGCTAACGCACAAGGGGCCGCCCCGCAGCCACGGGACGACCCCACCGGCACACCTCAACCCACAGGAATCGAGGGACCGTGAACACCATCATCGCACCACCGGCCACCGAGCCGACGAACTACCCGACGGGAACCCGGCGCACCACGCTCGTGGCCGGCGTCCACGTCCAACCCACCACCGTGGTCGGCGTGTTCCGCGCCGCCGCCCGCATCCTCGCCGCGAACGGGCACTACCAGGGCGACTACCTGCCGGACCCGTTCGACCGGGAGATCAGCCCGACCGAGTTCCCGCACCGCCTGCGGCCGCTGTCGATCGTCGCGGCGCTGCGCTGCGCGGTGACCGGAGACCCGCACCGCAACTCGATCCTGGCGGACAACGCGATCGCTGTCCTGGCCGTGCGGCTGGAGGTCGACGGAGAGGGCCCGTTCTGGGGCGACATCTTCTCGCTGGAGTTCCACATCGCGGCGTGGGGTGACGTCGAGGGGCGGACGACCGAGTCCGCCGTGGCGGTGCTCGAGGCGGCTGCTGACGCCTGCGAGGTGTCGGTATGAACGCGAAGCGTGTGGGCGCCGCTGAGGTCGTCCTCTTCCGTGCGATGCCGACGAGGCGGACGGCCGCCGGGCTTGCGATGGCGCTGGAGTCGGCGGCTCTGCTCAATGACGAGGACATCGCGGCCGAACTGGTGGAGCTGCGGAAACTGCCCGCCGAGGTGGAGGCGCTTCGCAAGGACCGGGACGCGTTCCGGGACCAGCGGAACGCGGTCTTCGCAACGAACAAGGAGCTGCTCGCTCGGGTCGATCGGGTCTCGCTGGAGCGTATCCAGGCACAGAACCGGTCCTTTGCCCTGGCTCGCGAGGTGGACCGGCTGCGGGCTCGCGTCGCCGAGCTGGAGGCCGCGGCCGGTGACGGCAGCACGCGCACGGTCGATGAGGACCCGATCGCGTACTCGCTGACCGAGCAGGTCGCCGACCAGGATCAGGAGGCGGGCCAGGACGGACCGCCGTGCCAGCGGTGCGGGGCTCCAGCGGTGTCGCACGTCGCATGGGCGAGTGGACACCTGTACGTCGCCCCCAGCACCCCGTCGGCCGTGGAGGCGCTGCACGCCTCGTCGGGCGCGGTCATCGAGATCCCGGCCCGGCAGCGTGTCGCCGTCGAGGAGCCGCACGACGACCCGGTCGGCCTGCACCACGACTACCGCGTCCCGCACGACCTGCCCCCGGCGGTGACGTCGTGACCGTGCTCGCCATCCTCGCCGCCGCCTGCCTCGCCTGGGGCCTGTGCGCCGCCCTCGTCGTCGCCCTCGCCGACCGCGACGGCACCCTCCACCACCTCCTCGCCCTCCTGCACCACATCGGAGACCACCGTGGCTGACCAGACCCCCATCGACGGACCCATCCGCATCAACGTCGTCACCACCCCGGCCGGCCCCGCCCTCGAACTGTCCGCGTTCACCGCGCTGGTCGTCGGCGACGTCCTCGACGCTCTCCTCCACCCGGAGGACACCACCGCATGGGACCGGCTGCACGACCTGGCCGAGACCACCCGCACCCCGAACGAGGGGCGCCTGCCGTACGAGGAGCTGGTGGCCGACCTGGTCGACCGGGCGTCGTCGCGGGTGCCGCTGTACGGCGGTGCCGCGCTGGAGTTGACGCGTCGGCTGCGTGACGCGGCGGCCCCGAAGGCAGTGCCGCAGCAGAGGCGGACCGCGTGACCAACCCCAAGCACGCGCAGGAAACCCCGCGGGGCCGGTACTACACCGACCCCGCGGGGGGCCCGGCCCTCGTCTCCGTCACCAACGTCCTCGACACCGCCGTCTCGAAGCCTGCCCTCGTCCCGTGGGGCGTCAAGCTCACCGTCGAGTACGTCCTCGACAACATCACCACCATCGCCCGACGCGTCCTCATCGACCGAACTGGCCTCACCAAAGAGATCAAGGCCATCCACCGCGACGCCCGGGACCGGGCCGCCGACCTCGGCGACCGGATCCACTCCGCAGCCGAGGCCTACCTCCTCGGCGCACCCATCCCCGACGACTCCGAAGTCGACCCCTACCTGGCCCAGTTCAAGCGCTGGCTCGCCTCGTGGGGTGTCGACCTCGACGAGCACGTCGTCGCCACCGAGATCACCGTCTTCCACCGCCGCCTCGGCTACGCCGGCACCGCAGACCTGCTGATCCTGCTGCCGACCGGCCCCGACGGCGCGATGGAGCTGTGGCTCATCGACTTCAAGACGTCGGCCACCCGGCCCGCCTCCTCGGTCTACCCGGAAAACACGCTCCAGCTCGCCGCCCTCCGGTACGCCGAGGTCGTCATCCTCCCCGACGACACCGAGCAGCAGATGCCCAAGGTGCAGCGCACCGGTGTCCTCAACCTCCGCGCCAAGAGCCACGCCCTCGTTCCGATGCCCGCCGACCGGGCCGCGCACCGCGCGTTCCGCGGCGCCCTCGAAGAGACGAAGTGGCTGCACGTCGCGCCCACCTCGTACGCCGCGCTCCAGCCGACCCCGGCCGGGCTGCGCTCGAACCGAAAGGCAGCCTGACCATGGGCTCCCGACTCAAGAACATCCAAGCGAAGGCTGCCGAACACGGCCGGCTGCGCACCGGCTACACCCAGGGCAACCGGCCGATGCGGTCGGCGACGTGGGTCATCACCTCCCACTCCGAGGAGCACGTCCGCACCGCCGCCGAACTGTGGGGCGGCGACCCGCAGCAGTGGACGCCCCTCAACTCGAACATCGCCCAGTGGCGGGTCATCACCAAGGCGTCCGCGATCGAGGCCCTGATCACCCCCGGTGATCCGCTGAACCAGTACAACGAGATGTGGTCCAAGGGCGGCTGCGCCCGCCGCTGCGACGGCGAGACCGAGCTCCTGACGCGCCAGCCCTGCATCTGCCTGCGGCAGTTCGGCGAGGACTGGCACCAGCAGCGCAAGGGCACCGTCTGCTCCGCCACCTCGCGCCTGAACGTGATGCTGCCGGACCTCTCCGGGATGGGCATGTGGCGCGCGGAGACGCACTCGTTCTACGCCGCGTCCGAGTGGGGCGGCATGGTCGACATGGTCCTCGCCGGGACGAACGGCGAAGGGTTCGTGCCGGTGACGCTGCGGATCGAGCCGCGGCAGCGGGTCGCGAGCGGGGAGACGAAGAAGTTCCCCGTCGTCGTTGTGGAGCTGAGGGGCGTGACCCCGCGGCAGGCGCTGGCCGGGCCGCTGTCGACGGCGCAGGCGCTGGACCCGTCCGGCACTCGCGCGGTCGCAGCGATCGAGGCCCCACGCCCGGACTACCTCGCCCTGGCCGAGGCAGCGCTCAACTCGGACGACGTCCGCGATGTGTGGCGGCAGGCGTCCGCCGCCGGGCACGTCCACCCGAAGGGGCAGGACGACCTGTCCAAGCAGCTCATGGAGATCGCCGAGCGGAAGGACGTCGAGGAGACGACGGACGCCGCCGGTGAGTCCAACCGGGCCCCGGAGATCGGACGGCAGGAGCCGGACGAGGACGGCGCCATCGACGCCGAGATCGTCGAGGACTCGACGGAGCAAGCCGGGGCCTGGCCGGCGGTCGCAGCTCCCGGATCGGGGGCCCGCTCATGAGCCCTCAACCGCGCAGCATCCCCCCTGGGGAGCGATACGGCCGCCTCGTCGTCACCGCCCAGCGCAACCCGGGCGAGCCGCGCGTTCAGGCCCGCTGCGACTGCGGCAACAGCCACTCCCTCCCGCTCACCCAGTGGGGCAAGACGAAGTCCTGCGGCTGTCTGCGCACCGAACAGCTCGTCGCCCGCAGCACCACCCACGGCCACGCTCGCACGTCCATCTATGCCACGTGGGGCGACATGATCAACCGCTGCACGAACTCCACGCACCCCCGGTGGGCGTCCTACGGCGGCCGCGGCATCACCGTCTGCGACCGCTGGCGCAAATTCGAGAACTTCCTCGCCGACATGGGCGAGCGCCCCGCCGGCATGACCCTCGACCGCATCGACAACGACCGCGGTTACGAGCCGGACAACTGCCGGTGGGCCGACCTCTCCACCCAGGCCAGGAATCGTCGGCCGTCGGCGTACGCGGGCAGCGTGCACGACCCGGTCACCGGCCGCTTTGTTCCGAAGGAGCGTGCCGCATGAGCTGGCACCTTGATCGACTTTGTGGCTTTGACTTGGAAACTACGGGCATCGACGTCGAGGCCGACCGCATCGTCACCGCCTGCGTCGTCCAGTGCGGCGGCGGCCAGCCCGTCCAGTCCGGCACATGGATGGCCGACCCCGGCATCGACATCCCCGAGGGCGCCGCAAAGGTCCACGGCATCACGACCGAGCAGGCCCGCGCCGAGGGCAGGCCGGCCGCCGAGGTCGTCGAGCAGGTGATTGCCGCCCTGGCGCAGGTCGCCCGCGACGGCATCCCCATCGTGGCCATGAACGGCTCGTTCGACTTCACCATCCTGGACCGCGAGGCCCGCCGCCACGACGTCCAGCCGCTGTTCGACATCTGCGATCCGCTGATCGTAGACGTCCGCGTCCTCGACAAAAAGGTCAGCCGCCGCAAGGGGCGCCGCACCTTGTCGGACCTGTGCGAGCACTACCGCGTGCCGCTGGACGGTGCGCACTCAGCGGACGCCGACGCGATCGCCGCGTGCCGCGTCGCGTGGCGGATCGCCTCCACCCACCAGCGGATCGGCAGCACGCCGCTTGAGCAGCTGCACGAGCAGCAAGTCGATTGGGCCCGCGAGCAGGGCGAGTCGCTGGCCGCCTACTTCCGCCGCACGCCCGGCAAAGAGGACTGGGCCGACGGCGTCCGCACCGACTGGCCGTTCATCCCACACCAGCGAGGAGAGAGCGCATGAAGCTCACCGACTGGCTGTTCACCCAGCGCCGCACCGCCGAGGCCCGCGCCTCCCTGTACGCGGACTGGCTCCAAGAGGAGCGCGAGGAGAAGGAATCCGCGCTGCGGAACTGCGCCCGTCTGGTCGTGCAGTTGGAGGCCAAGGACCAGACGATCGCCGCCCTCCGCGCCCAGCTCGCCGCACGCCAGCCCGCGCAGGCATCCATCACCCGCCTTCGCGAGGAGCTGGACAAGCAGAAGCGGGTCAACAACGAGCTGTCGAACCAGCTGCTCGACGCGACCGGCCACAACGGCAAGCCGCTCACCCCGGAGCAGCGCGACAAGCTCGGCCTGACGGGCGTGGTGAAGCCGTGACCCAACTCGCCCTCACTGAGACCCCCGCGGCCGGGCTGACCCCCCGCCCGGCCGCGGCCGGGGCCCCACTCGTCATCGGCCTCGACCTGTCCCTCACCTGCACCGGCGTGGCCGGCGTCGGCTGGACCGACCACGTTCGCACCAAGACCCGCAGCGACGCCCGACTCGACTACCTCGTCACCACGATCGGCACCTTCATCAAGGCCGCCGACATGGTCGTGATGGAGGGCCCGTCCTACGGCCACGCCGGGCAGGGCGGACACGAGGAACTGGCCGGCCTGCGCTGCGCCGTGCGCCTGTGGTGCTACCGGCACCGCATCCCGTACGGCATCGTCCCGCCCTCCTCGCTGAAGCTGTACGCCACCGGCAACGGGCGGGCCACCAAGGGTGAGATCCGCTCGGCGGTGGCCGACCGGTACGGGCACCACACCGAAGGTGCCGGGCGGTACGACGAGGCCGACGCGTACGTCGCGATGGCGATGGGGCTGCACCACCTCGGCTACCCGCTCGCCGCGCCGCCGGAGCGCGCGTTGAAGGCGCTCGACGGCTGCGTCTGGCCCGAGCTCGTGGCGGTGGCCCGATGAGGATCCGCGCCGACATCGCCGAACTCATGCGCGCCGGACACTCCGACGCCGAAGTCTGCCGCCGATTCCACATCGACCACCGCACCGCTGCCCGCATCCGTGAGGCCCTCGAACTGCCGAAGGCCAAGCGAGGCATCCGGCCGGCCGCCAGCGCCGAGGACCTGTTCCGGCGCCGCGTCCAGCCCGTCGACGGCGGCCACCTGCTGTGGACCGGCCACGTCAACAACACCGGCGCCCCATGCTTCAGGCACGGCGGGAAGATGCTGACCGCCTACCGGGTCGCGTTCCGGATCCAGTACGGGCGGGAGCCCGTCGGCAAGGTAACCAGCGCCTGCGACCGGAAGCTGTGCGTCGCCCCGCAGTGCGTCGAGGACCGGCTCATTCGGGAGCGGACGAAGGCGACGTTCGCCGCGATCTTCGGCGGCACGTCGTGACCGGCCAGCAGCGCCTCACCGGCGCCCTGTTCGTCGACTGTGGCACCCCGCGCCGCGGCGGCGGATGGCTCCGCCACCCCCGCGCGAAGTACGAGTGCCTGCTCTGCCGCACCGTCGACGGCCCCGTCGAGGGCGCCGAGGCAGTCACCGCGTTCGTCGACACCATCCGCGCCCAACACCACCAGACCCACCACACCAACCAGCAAGGAGCACAAGCCGCATGAGCCTCCACATCGACGCCGACATCAAGTTCGACTCCAAAGTCCTCACCGACGTCGCCGAAGCCCTCGAACCCCACGCCACCAACATGTTCAAGCAGCGCCAGGGCCGCTGGATGGCCGTCGTCGAGCTGGCCCACGTCGAGCGCACCGAGCCCGGCCCCGAAGAGGACAAGGCCCCGTCCGTGAAGGTCCGCGTGGTCGGCATCGAGGTGGCCGCCGACGAGATCACCGGCGGCCGGCTCCGCGGCCTCCAGCGGGAGATGTACGACCGGCGCACCAGCGGCGGCACCCTCTTTGAGAACGAGGACGAGGTCGCGTGATGGCGTACATCGGACACCGCTGCGACTGCGGACACAGCGACCTTCAGCACACCGGCGACGGCACCGGAAAGCTCGGCGCCTGCCAGGCCAGCTACGGATACTCCTGCGGCCGCGGCTGCGGCCCGACGCCGGAGCCCGAGGTGATCTCCACCTTTGACTCCAAGGGCCGGCCCATCGAGCGGATCATCCCGCCCGGCGACGGACTGAAGTCGGAGAGCGGAGCGCCGATCGTGCGGACCTGCCCGTGTGACGCGTGCACCGCACTGCACAGCGAGCTGGCCGGGACGCCGGCCTGATGAGCAGGCGATGGGGCAGGCAGGGGAGCGCCGACTCCCGTTGCCCTGCCTGCTCCGTCGCCGTCATCACCCAGTGGGTCGGCACCGTGGCCGCCGTCAAGGTCACCGCCGAACTCACCCCGCTCACGCCCGCCGAGCAGACGGCAGCACGCACGCCCAACCGGCTCATCTGGTGCCACTACCAGGCCAGCCCGCACACCACGGCGCGGCTCCGCTGGATCCACTCCAGCCACCCGCCCGACTGCCCGCACCCGCACCTGGCCGAGCACCAGTGCAACCCCGAGCCCACCACACTGTTCTAGGAGAGCCCGTGGACAACGTCCGCCCCCTGCCGCGCGACCAGGCGGACCACGACGGCCTCAACATGCGCGCCCCCCACGACGCCGAGGCCGAACAACTGGTCATCGGCGCCGTCATGCACGACGCGAACGCCTACCAGGCCTGCGCCGCCATCATCGACCGCGGCGACTTCTACGTCCCCGCCCACCGGCTCCTGTGGGACACCGTCGCCGGGCTCGTCGCCGCCGGCACACCACCACACCCCGTCCTCGTCCGCGCCGAGATCGAAAAGCAGGGCAGGCTCCGCGAAGTCGACGGCGGCCAGCTCATCATCCGCCTCGGCTCCGACTACCTGCCAGCCGCCAGCGCCCCCCACTTCGCCGAGCAGATCTACGAGACCGCCCGGCAGCGCCGCTACGACCAGCACGCCAACGAACTCAAGGCCGCCATCCTCCGCGGCACCGACGGCGACGAACTCGAAGCGCTCGTCCACCAGTTCAACCAGGGCGAGCAGCTCCGCGAAACCACCGGCCGCGGCCCCGCCCACCTCGTCGCCGCGCTCCTCAACTGGGGCACCTTCTTCGCCACCGACTTCGGCGCCATCCAGCTCCTGCCCGGCAAGCTCATGGGCCCCGGCCAGCAGATCACCGTCGTCGGCGACGGCAAGGCCGGCAAGTCCCTGTTCGTGCAGGAGTGGGCCTGGCGCATGGCCACCGGCCAGTCGTTCCTCGGGGACAAGCCGCAGGACCCGGTGCGGATCCTGTACTTGGACGCCGAGAACGGGCAGGAGCAGGTCCAAGAGCGGTTCCTGTCGTTCGGTGCCGGACCGCTGTCCATGGGCGAGCTGCGGTACGCCTCGTTCCCGCCCGTGCGCCCCCTCGACACCGCGGGCGGCGGCGCGGACCTGATCGCCCTCGCCAAGGCCACCGACGCCGAGTTGGTCGTCATCGACACCGTCTCCCGGTTCATCTCCGGCCCCGAGAACGACGCCGACACCTGGCTGGGCCTCTACCGGCACACCCTCCTGCCCCTCAAGCGCGACCGCATCGCCTCCATCCGCCTCGACCACTTCGGCAAGGACAAGGAACGCGGCGGCCGCGGCTCGTCCGCCAAGACCCAGGACGTCGACCACGTCTGGGAGCTCGCCGCACAGGGCGGCGGTGCCCTCACCCTCAAGCGCACCCACACCCGCACCGGCATCGGCCCCGACCACTTCAGCCTCCTGCGCCAGGCCCGCCGCGACGGCGACAACTGGGCTATCGGCGGCACCCGCCACGTCGTCATGACGTACGAGCAGGAGGCCACCGGACTTGCCGCCGTCCCCGGCACCGTCGAGCACATCATCGCCACCCTCGACGCTGCTGGCCTGCCCAACGACGCCGGCAACCGCGTCGCCCGCCAGGCCCTCGCGGACCGCCAGGTCCCCGGCGGCAGCGACAAGATCGCCGAGGCTGTCCGACGCCGCAAAGCCCGCCCGATTCAGCCCGGTATCGACGTTTCCGGAAACCGTTCCGGAGACCCCTCCCAAACACCGTTCCCGGAAACGTTTCCCGGAACGCACCCCGGAACGGGCGAAACCGCAGGTCAAACGTTTCCCGGAAACGTCGCGGAACACCCCGGAACGCCCCCCGTTCCCCACGTTCCCCCCTCGAAGAGGGGGAACGGGGAGGGAACACGCGGAACAGCAGGCACCGAAAAGCCCCTCTGCACCGTCTGCCACGGCCCCCTTGCACCCGAACTCACCGCACAGGGATACGCCACCCACATCGGCTGCGACCCCACCACCGGCAGCCACCCCGACACCGCCGCATAACCAACAGGAGACCCACATGTATCCCGCCCTCTTCACCACCCCCGGCGTGAAGGCCTTCGCCGAAGCCGTCGACACCGAACGCCAGGCACAGATCGCCAAGTTCGGCGACCAGAAGCACCCCGACTGCACAGGGGCCGAGTACTACGTCGGCATGGCCGACCAGGCCCGCGACGACGTCGAGCACGCCGCCGAATCCCTCACCGGCCCCCGCTGGTCGCTGATCCTCCTCGAAGAGGTCTACGAAGCGCTCGCCGAATCGGACCCAGCCAAGCTGCGCACCGAGCTGATCCAAGTCGCCGCCGTCTGCGCCGCATGGATCCACGACCTCGACACCCGCGCCTGACCAACGCCCCCTCTGCCAACCACCCTCCCGAGAGGACGGCCACGATGATCCCGCTGCCCGACTTCCTCACCACCGGCCGCGCCTCCTGCACCCCCACCAGCGCCGGTCTCTTCCAATCCCGCGACCGCGCCGACGAGCAGCAGGCCAAGGCCATCTGCGCCACCTGCCCGCTGCTCCTCGCCTGCCAGGCCTGGGCCCTCGACACCGACGAACGGTGGGGCACCTGGGGTGGACTGTCGGCCAACGACCGGGTACGGCTCCGTCACGGCCGCGGACTGTGGGTCGATGACGAGGGACGTCTCCGGCAGCCCTGCGGTAGTTCTGCCGCGCTCGGAGCTCACCACGGATACGGCGAGACATGCGAGCCGTGCGAGACCGCCGAGCGGGCGCGTGTGACGGCGCAGCGTCAGGTTGCGCTCGAGCGGGAGCACAACCGGCCGAGGGGCGGCAGCCGTCGCGGGTACGAGCTGCACCAGCTGCTCGGCGAGGAGCCGTGCGTGCCGTGCACGAAGGGTGCGCGGATGTCGGCTGCGATCCGGGCGGCGAGGTCGCGGGGGAAGACGTCGCGCCCGGCCCCCGGTCTGGCGCTCGCGTCATGACCGCCCTGGCGCTCCTCGGCGCGCTCCTCGGGGCTCTCGCCCTCCCACCACGAAAGGCACGCCGATGACCACGGCCCGCATCATCACCGCCCTGCCAGCCGTCTGCGTCCTCGGCGCGCTCCTCGTCCTCGCCGTCCTGCTGCTCGCCGAGGCCCGCCGCCTCCGCCGCGCAGCCCGTACTGCTGAGCGTGCCGCCCGCCCACACTCCGTCCACGCCGCCACTGCCGCACAGGACGCCGCCGCCCTGATGACCGCCCGACTCCGAGAGGAGCAGCACCGGCCATGAACACCGAACTGCTCACCCTGTTCGACCTCCTCCCGGACAGTCCGCCCGCGCCGGACGTCGAGCCGTGCATGTGGCACCTCAAGGAAGCCCCACAGGCCACCCACCGGGTGGTCAAGGCCGCCGACCTCCTCGACCCCACATGGTGGCGGTGGGGCAGCCTCCCCGACGGAGCCATCGCCGGCGGCAACGGCCACCCCATGCAGCTGTACGTCGTGGGAGCTGGCTACTGCGACGCCTGCATCGCCCGTGATGCCGGGGCCTGGCTGACCCCAGGAACGGTCCGCCACTTCATCCCCATTGCTGGCGGTGCTTCATGACCGGCCCTTCGTCCACCCCGCGCGGCGAACACCCCGGCCGGCCCGGCACCACATGGGAGACCCGCCTCGTCGTCGTCGAGACCGTCATCCCCGACGACGCAGACGACGACGCCCCGACGACGCCCCCACCGAACCGCGCCACCCGCCGCGCCCTCGCCAGAAGGAAGCCCCGCCGTGCCTGACCACTACGCCAAACTCACCCGCGCCGTCGTCGAGATCGGGACGCAGCTCCGACGCCTCGCCGACGCCAACACGACGCCCGTCGGCACCTGCGACACCTCCCTCGCCGAAGGCATCGCTGGTCCGCTCGGCCCGTGCATCCTGCGCTTCGAGCACGACGGGCCCGTCCACCAGGACGCCGACGGCCGACGCTGGTCGACGGCCGTCTCCGACGCCCCGACGACGACGCCCTACGACGACCCGCGTTGCGTCTGTGGCGACCCCATCGTCCTCAGTGGTGACCCGGCCCGCTGGATCCACGGTCCTGGAGCGGGCACGCCCGCCCTCGACGCCCACACTGTTCGGCCCGTCCCGGCCGCTGACCATGCCCCGTACCTGCTCCGCGTCCTCGCCGACCGTGCGGCGCGCGGTGCTCTCTCCCTGCCTGGGGAAGGTGAGGCCCTGCGCCGCCGAGTCGAGCAGGCCATCGACCGCGGCGACCAGCTGCGTGCCCAGCGGGACCAGGTCGAGGAGCTCCTCCGCGTAGCGCACGAGACGTCCAACCGGTCGGAAGCCGAACGCGCCCGCGCGGTGCAGCGGGCCGAGCGGGCCGAGGAGCAGCGCGACCAGCTGCGCGTCACCCTCGACGAGGTGCTCCGCCACTTCGTACGCAAGGGCCACCCAGGCGCGCCGTGCCTCGAGTCCGGATGGGTCCACGAGGACACCGTCGCCCGGTGGCGCGCCGTCCTCCACCCGCCGGCCGCCGAGGAGCAGTCCTCCCAGCGCTAGTCACATGGGATACGGCGTGCGAGCGCACTGGCGAGATGGAAGGCAATCTCATGCCCCTCGCTGTCCCCCGACGCCAGCGTCTGCAACAGGTACATGGCCGCTCGCGCCTCTCCCAGGGTCACGAGCGGCAGCCGCTCCCCGCCCTCTTCAGCCCAGGTCCAGAGCTTCTCTTCCATCTCGGTCTCGGGTGGGGCCAGAAGCTGGGCCCGACCGTCGTTCCATGAGTGCATGCCCTATCAACGTTGGCACCCTCACGGGGGTCACGACGCAGGCCAGCCGCCCCGCCGCCCACACCGGACGACGGGGCGTCGCCGTCAGCTCATGCCCTTCCAAATCCGCCACGCCCGCGACCGATCCACCCCGATCGCCTCACCAATCTCCGGGAAATCCATCCCACCCCGATACAGCGTGTCGACCGCGGCCTGCCGGATCGCCGCCGGCAACCCCTGCTCCGCCTTCCACTCCCGCAGCACCAGGCCAGCCGCCCGCGCCCGGACAGCCGCATCGGGGATCGCCTCCAGTTGGCGCAGCGCAGCGCGTACCGCCTCCAGTGCCCGGTCCGCTGCCGCGCGTGCCTCGTCTTCTGCCACGGTCCACCTCCCGCCCGGAGCGTAGGTCTGCACACAGCGTCCCGTGTCGGGTACCCTCAACGCGTGTCGGGTATCCGACACCGCGTCACGACGGGCCCGACGGCCCCGACGACGCCCCACAACTGAACGACCCCCGCAGGCGCTGCGAACGCCGAACGGGGGTCTGACCACAGGAGCGTGCACTCCCATGGCTGACCAGCAGCCTACCCGCGCCCGCCGTATTAGCGCCCCCATCCGCATCGCCTGGGCCCTCGTCCTCGTCATGATGCTCGCCGCGGCCGCATGGTCCATCAGCGGCAAGCTCATCGCCTGGGGCATGACCCCGAAACTCGCCTGGGCCCTCAGCTTGATGTTCGACCTGGCCGGCCTGATCTGCGCCGAGTACGCCCGCCGCGCCATCGAGCGCGGCTCCCCCGCCGGTCTGGCCCGGCTGGCGATCTTTGGGTTCGTCGTCGTGTCCGGCGCCCTGAACTTCGACCACGGCCGCGAGATCGGCGGAACAGTCGCCGGGTGCGGCCTCGCCTCGATTTCCGCTGCCGTGGAGCTGCTGTTCGAGCTGCACCGCCGCGACATTCGCGACGAGCAGCGCTCCGCCCGTGGCCTCATCGCCGAGCGCCTGCCGCACATCCCGCTGTTGGGCTGGGTGATGTACCCGGTCCGGTCGTTCCTCACGCTGCGCGGTGCGGTCGGTGCGCGGCTCGACGTGCTGGACCCGGTGCAGCGCCCGGTGCCGACGCCCGTCGTCGAGCGCGTCGCCCCGCCGTCGGTCCCGGTCCCGCCCGTCACGCCGAAGGCCCCGGCCCCCGAGCTCCCGCCCGCGCCGATCGCCTACCGCGACCCCCGGTGCGCCGTGATCCGCCCCCTCTACGACCTCGGCACCCGGCCCGGCACCGTCGCCATGCGGGAAGCGCTCCTCGAAACCGGCCACGGCCGCGTCGCCGACTCCACCATCCGCGGCGTCCTCCGCAAGGAAGTCGAGGAGCACGAGCCGCACCTCGCGCAGCTGCCGCCCTTGATCGGCATGGGGATGAGCGGCTGATGTGGCCCGTGTTCGTGCTCGCCATGGTCGGCGGGTTCTGTGGCCTGACCCTCATCTCCTGGCGCGAAGTGCCGCTCCACGTCGGCACCGCCGCGCTCGTCCTGACCCTCGCCGCGCTCGGCGTGGCCATCCTCCACTGAGGACCCCCGTGAACATCACCACGTACAACGTGCTCTCCCTCGGCGGCGTCACCGTCGGCCTGTCCATCCTCGGCTGGGTCATCACCCAGTGGTGGATGAGCAACAAGAAGAAGAACCTGAAGGCGTTCCTGAAGCTGGTCCCCTTCCTGCTCTGCGCCTCCTACGGCATGGTCCTCGTCCTCTCGGCCGGCGGTCTCCTCGGCGCCGGGGCCGACTGGACCATGTGGGGCACCAGCGAGATCGGGAACGCTGCCCTCCAGTACGGCGTGGGCGGCGGCACGCCAGCCGTCACTCGCGGCTCGAACCTCGTCCTGTCCGACGGCGGGCATGCGGTCGTCATCATCGCCACCGTCTGTCTCATCGCCGCGTGGACGTTGCGCCGCGGCTTCCGGTGGGACCTGTTTGCTGCGGTTGTCTGCGGCATCAGCTTGGGCCTGTCGTCCGGCATCGCGGGCGCTGCGGGGTACGTCCTCTCTCCGGTCGTGTCCGGCGCTGGTGACGCTGTGGTGGGTCTGCTGTGAAGGCGCGGATCGTGGCCGTGTGGGGGCGGCTGTGCCTCGGCACCGGACTGATGTTCAACCGGCTGGAGGACGCGCTCGACGCGTCGTCCGGGTGGGGCCTGCTGGGCCGGATCGGTGGCGGGGTCGGTGGGGTGTGGCTCCTCGATGGGGTCGTGTCTCGTCAACCGGCGCTGGTGTACGGGCTGCCGGTCGTGTGGCTGTTCGCGGCGTGGCGGGTGTCCGATTCGTCCGCCACTCCCCCACCGAGAGGGGTTGCCGCCCGATCGGACGTTGATGCAGATCAGGCGCGTAAAGCGGCGAGAGTGGCTACGGACCCGAACGGGGTTATGTGCATCCTCCATCCGGTTGGGGAGGAGGTGACTGAGCGATGATGCTGCGTCTCCTCTCCGCCCTGCGGATCGAGTTCCCGCCGCTGCCGTACTGCGCCCGCTGCGGCGGCCACTACCCGCCCCACAGCCACTGACGAGAGGATGAACCCATGAGCGACGACCTGGTGGCGTTCCTGCGGGCCCGCCTCGACGACGATGAGCAGGCGGCGCGGGCATGCGCGAGTGCGCCATGGGAGGTCGAGATCCCGCCCATGGTCCACGTCAGCGTGCAGGCGAGGCGTGACAACAAGTGGAAGTGGGGAAGGCTCGGCTACGTCGCCACGGTTGAGAGAGACGAGGACCGTGCGCACATCGCCCGCCACGACCCGGCCCGCGTCCTTGCCGACGTCGAGGCGAAGCGGCAGATCGTTGAGCAGCACAAGCCGGCCAAACTGAGCTACCTGCCGAGCCGAGAGCGAGGCTGCGTGACCTGCTCAACTGCTCAGACGTGGGACGCACAGGCGAACGAGGCGAACTGTCAGACGCTGCGCCTGCTCGCCCTGCCCTACGCCGACCACCCGGACTACCGGGACGAGTGGCGGCCATGAACGACACGATGCAGATCATCTTTGGAGTGGCTGGCCTCCTCGGCGGCCTGTCCGGCATCGCGGGCGCACTGGTGGTCTGGCGCGGACAGCGCAGCACTGTCACCCCTTCACCGAGGCCCGTCCCCGGCGTCCCGCAGAAGGGATGATGTGGCAATGACTGCGCACCGGATGTTCCCGTTGGCCGACGTCCTCAGCGTCACCACGCCCAAGCTCCTGTCCCGCCGCAAGATGGACGGCCTCACTGACCTCCTCAACTGGATGACCGGTGACCAGCTGGAGATGTGGCAGCTGCAGCGGGCCGCAGACGAGTGCGCGCCTGCGCTGCTGCAGCAACACTCCGCGCTCGAAGGCGTCACCCCGCCCGATGGGGTGGCAGGTGCGGACCTGTACGCGTGGCTGGTGCGGGCGGAAGCGCAGTACAGCGAGGAGGTGAGCGTGCGCCCGCTCGCCGAGTGGGCGCACCAGGACCCCATACAGGAACTGGCCGACCGCGTGGAGTTGGCGCGCCTGCCCGTTGTCACACCCCCGCAGTAGCCTGACCGCATCCCACCCGCGCTCGCTGGCTGCGGCGCTGCTGAGAGTGAAGCCCCTGCCGAACGGTCCCCCGTCGCAGGGGCTTCGCCATACCCTGGCCCCCTCTCATCACCCGTGTCCTTGGGGGGACCATGCGCCACACCACCACCGCCGCGGCCGCCGCCGTGCTGCTCCTCGCCCTCACCGCCTGCTCGACCGAGGCCGACAACCCGCCGAGCAGCGCGTCGCCGAAGGCCGGCCAGAACGCGTCCACCGAGCAGCCCGCCGACGACGGCAAGGAGCAGCTGGAGAAGTCCGTACGCGACTACACCGCCGCCCTCTTCAGCGGCGACGAGAGCGGCTACGACCTGCTCTCGGGCCGCTGCCAGAAGCAGATGCCCAAGGCCACATGGGTCACGATGGCCAAGACCGCCCACCAGCAGTACGGCGCGCAGAAGGCCACAGGCATCACGGTCGACCAACTGTCTGGGGACCTGGCGCGCGTCAGCTACGGCGCCGGCAACATCCCGCAGTTCGAGCGTGAGGGACAGTCGTGGTTGCGTGAGGACGGTACGTGGCGTTGGGACGCGTGCCCGTCGACCAACTGACGCCCGTCGTCGGGGGGTGTCACCGCACCCCCCAAGATCCTGGCCGCCCGATTTTTCGTACCTTCCCACCAGGGAGGTACGGGCATGGCGACCAAGACCAACGAGGACATCGGGCGCGAGCGGGAAGACGTCGTCGTCGTCATGCGCACCCGCGACAGGCTGACGTTCCGCGAGATCGCGGCCGCCCTCGAATGCGACGTCAAGAACGTCTACGAGGCGTGGAAGCGCGGCCGGGCCCGCCAGCATAAGGAAGCAGCCGAGGCGTTCGGCGCGTACGTCGGCGAGCAGCTCGCCACCTGCCAGACGCTGATTGACGGCCTCATGCCCGTCGTCCTGCGCGGTGACGCCAACTCGGCGAAGGCGGGTGAGGCGATCGTCCGCGCGATGGACCACGAGGCCAAGCTGTTGGGCCTCTACGCCCCCGTCCGCGCCTCGGTCACGGTCACCGACGAGATGACCGAGCGGGTCAAGGCCCTCGCCGCCGAGCTGGCCGAGCTGTGACCGCCACGGACTTGGACGCGCGCCTGGCCGCCATGTCGCCGGCCGAACTGGAGCTCCTCGAGCAGGAGCTGCGGGCGCGCCTGTGGCAGAAACGCTGGGACCGGTGGACGCCGTACCCGTGGCAGGTCCCGCCCGACGAGATCCCCACCATGGGCTGGTGGCTCCAACTCGGTGGCCGCGGCACCGGGAAAACCGACGGCTGCGCCCGCTACATGGTCGAGCACGTCAACGGGCCGCCCTGCGACCCGCGTCTACGCGGCGGGCACCGCATGGCGATCGTCGCCCCGACACAGGGCGACGCCGTCGAGGCCTGCGTCAACGGCCCGTCCGGGCTGAAGGCTCACGACCCGCGCGTCGTACTGCGCACCACGGCCGGCGGCACGTTCGCCAAGTGGCCGTCCGGCGCCGAGGCCAAGCTGTTCGGGGCCCACTCCCCCGACGACATCGAACGCCTCCGCGCCGGTGGCAACCGGTGCCTCGTATGGATGGAGGAAGCCGCAGCGCAGCGACGGCTGAAGGAGGCAATCACCCACTCCGAGATGGGCCTCCGCATCGGCCCGAACCCCCACTACATCGCCAGCACCACACCCAAACCGCGCACCGAGATCATCGAGCTGACGAAACGCGCGGACGTCATCATGACCAAGGGCCGCACCCGCGACGCCATCCACCTGCCCCAGGACATGCGCAACTTCCTCGTCCAGAAATACGCCGGCACCCGGCTGGAAAAGCAGGAACTCGACGGCGACCTCCTCACCGACATCGAAGGCGCCCTGTGGAACCGGGCGCGGCTGGACGCCACCCGCGTTGGTGCGGCCCCGCCGATGGTGCGCATCGTCGTCGCGATCGACCCGGCCGCGAAGGGCGGCGACGAGTCGGACGAAATGGGCATCGTCGTGGCCGGCCTCGGCCAGTCGTACATCCCCGACCGGAACGGGTTCGCCCGCCGCCATGCGTACGTCCTCGATGACCTGTCGGGGCGCATGTCGCCGGAGGAGTGCATGCGCAAGGCGGCGCAGGCGTTCCACGCGTGGAAGGCGGACGCGGTCATTGCCGAGGTGAACAACGGCGGCGACTGGATCGGGACGACGCTGCGGCAGATCGACCGCACGGTCAACTACCGCACCGTGACCGCCACCAGGGGCAAGCAGACCAGGGCCGAGCCTGTGGCCGCCGTGTTCGACCAGCTCGCCGCGCACATCGTCACCAGCCTGCCCGAGCTCGAGGAGCAGCTCGTGACGTGGGTGCCCGGCGACGACTCCCCCGACCGGCTCGACGCCATGGTGTGGGCCCTCACTGATCTCATGCTCGCCCCTGCGGGCAACATGGCCGGATAGGAGACGACGCAGATGGGACGCCTTGCCGACGCATGGGCAGGACTGACGAAACGGTCCGCGCTCGACAGCGTGCGCGAGCAGCGGCCGGTGACCTTCGCCTCCGCCGACTACGCCCGCAGCCTCACCCTCGACCTCGACGCCGAGTCCCGCGGCTGGACACATTCCGCCGTGGCGTACCGGTGCGTGGCGCAGATCGCCGACAACGGCTCCAGCGTGAACCTGGAGATCACCCGCCCAGACGGGTCGGTGATCGACGGGCACCCGATCGCGCACCTGTTCAACAAGCGGCCGAACCCGCAAATGTCGTCGGCTCGTTCGCTGAAGTCGGTCATCCTCCAGCAGCTCCAGCTCTCCGGGAAGTCGTTCGCGTTCTGCTACCGCGGTGAGTCGCTCGACCCGGCCGCCCACGTGCAGGCCATCTACCCCGTCTATGACGACGTGCAGGTCTTCGTGGCCCGCCGGAAGGACGACGACCCGCGGCCGCCAGACGTCATCGGGTTCGTCATCAACCGGGCCGACGGCGTCCGAGTGCCAGTCCTGCCGGACGAGATGCTCTGGTTCAAGTACCCGCACCCGTTCGACCCGCTGCTCTCCGTCGCCCCGTGGAAGGCCGCGCGGCATGCGGTCGATGTGGACGCGTTCGCCCGCGAGTGGCAGCGCTCCAGCCTGGAGAACGGGGCGCAGCCCGGCGGTGTGGTCTACCTCGGCGAGATGGAGCCGGAGGCGTTCGCCAAGGCCAAGGCATCGTTCCGCTCCACAGTGGAGGGCCCGGCGAACGCGCGCCGGCACCTGCTCGTCGCGTCGCCGCCCGGGTCGTCCGGGAAGCCGATCGAGTACGCGCGCCTGGGCCTGACCGCCGAGGAAGTGTCGTACCTGGAGACCCGGGTGCAGTCGGCCGAGGAGGTCATGCTGGCGTTCGGTGTGCCGCGTGACCTGCTCATGGGCGGTGCGACGTATGAGAACCGGGCCGCGTCCAAGACCGCCTTGTGGTCGGACAAGATCGTGTCCGACCTGGAGATCATGTCGTCAGAGATCGACCGGGTCCTCCTCCCCTCCGACGCCGAGAACGCAGGCTTTGACCTGTCCGGTGTCGAGGCCCTGCAAGAGGCGCAGGACTCAGTGGCGCAGCGGCTGCGGTCCCTGGTGTACGCCGACATTGCGATGATCGACGAGGCGCGTGCCGCTGTGGGCTGGGATCCGCTCCCGGGCGGGATCGGCGAGCAGACCCTCACCCCGTACCGGTCGCAGTGGGCGCCGGTACCGGGTGCACCGTCCGGTGACGAGGAGCGGTCGTGGCTGGCCGACTTCTCTCGCATCCCCGCCCCGCAGCCGGACGTGGCCACCCTGGTGCGGCAGGCCGTCGCCGAGGCCGTGCCCGCCGTCGTCGCCGCGTTGACGCAGGCAGACGCCCGCACGACGCCTCGTCGTCTGGAGCTGACGCGCGCCGACGACGCCCCGTCGTCGCCGTCGGTGGACGAGATCAACCAGACGTATGACGAGCTGGAGGCCGTCGGCCGCCGCGCCGTGCAGGCCCTCGCGAAGGAGCAGTCCGCCCGGGTGCTCAGGGACTTTGACCGGCTGATGAACAAGCCCGAACGATCCGCGGCGTGGCTCGGTGAGGTGCGGGACCAGTCGGCCGCTCTCGCCCGCGAGCAGCTGCTCACCCTCGCCCCGCCCGACCTCGACGTCGTACCGGCCGCCCGCGCCACAGGCATGGACATCGCTTCGGGCCCCGACGGCTGGGAGCAGCGCATCCGGCTGCGGGAGATCTTCGACGGCGGGTACTGGCGCCGCCAGACCGCGAAGGTGCTGCGGCCGTTCGTCGAGCGGGCATGGCGCCGCGGCGGCGTGTCCATCACCCCCTCGTTCGACCTCGACGAGCCGGACGTGTCCCGCGCCCTCCGGCAGCGGGTCGAGGAGCTGGCCGGGCAAGTGACCGCGACGACCGAGCAGGTGCTCCGCTCGCAGCTGCTGGCGCACGGCGTCGCCGAGGGCGAGTCCGTGCCGGAGCTACGCGCCCGGATCCAGCGGGTGTTCGCCGAGCTGGGCGACTACCGCGCGACGATGATCGCCCGCACCGAGACGGTTGGCGGGTACAGCGCCGCCAGCCACATGGCCGCCGCCGAGGCCGGGGCCGTCCGCAAGACATGGCTGTCGACGGACGACACCCGCACCCGCCGCACCCACCGAGCCGCGCAGGGCCACTCAGTGCCCATGGACCAGCGGTTCGCCCTCACCGAGTCACGCTGGCCGGCAGACGCCACGGCCCCGGCGAACCAGTCCATTCAGTGCCGGTGCGCGTTGACCTATGAGTTCGACCCGGTCCCCGACGACGAGGAGTCCTGACCATGCCCGCCCTCATGTCCGGCGAGATGCCGTGCGTCCTTCAGGCCGCCGAGGAGGAGCAGTACACCGGCGCCTACCAGCCCACGGGCGTGCCGCTGCACGAGGTGCGCCGCGGCCCCTACGACGGCACCCGCGCCGCAGTGCTCCTCACCAACGGAGAGCCGCCCAAGACGCTCACCTTCAAGGGCGGCAGGTTCGCCTACGTCCTCGCGACCATCACGGACGGCATCGCCACGTACCGGTACGCCCCCAAGCTCTCCCCGCTGCACCGCCAGTTGATGGACAGCGTCGCCGAGGCCTACGCCGAGCACGCGCTCACGAAGGGAACCCCGTGATGGAGATCGAGTTCCGCGTTTTCGAGACGCACGAGTTCCGCGTCGATGAGGACCAGGACGGCACCTTCAACGGCGTCGCCTGCCAGTACGGGAAGAAGGACAGCTACGGCACCACCTTCCACCCGGGAGTCTTCAAGCGCGGCATCGACAAGGGCAGCTACGCCTACCTGTGGATGCACAGCCCGTACACGCCGATCGGCACCTTCCGCGCGGACGAGCAGTCCAACCTGCTCCACATCGACGGCCGGTACGACGACACGGTCGACGGCCGCGATAAGCGCGCCATGGCCCGCAGCGGCTCGGCACGGGAGCTGTCCGTCGGGTTCGTGCGCACCGACCTGCCTGCGTGGGAGAAGCTCGCCAAGATGACCGACGAGGAGCGCCGCGACGTCCTCGACAACATCCGCAGCGCCCGCCTCGTGGAGGTCTCCCAGATCACGGCGCGCATGGCGGCCGTGCCCGGCTCGAAGTTGAAGACTGTGCGGACCGCGCTCGGTGACCTCTACACCGAGGCAGGGGAGCCGACCCTCGTGGAGCGGCTGGCCGAGTACGACCGCGAGCACGGGCGGGACACGGAGATCCTGCACAGGCAGGAGCAGAGGCGGAAGCGGGCGGCTGCGCTGCTGCGTCTGGTGTCGGCGGGAGGCGCGTGATGGGCCGCTTCCGCAGCCGTGCGCAGTGGCGGTGGGCGTTCGCGAACCGGATGCCGTGGGCCCGGAAGTGGGCGCACCGCAACCAGAACTCGCAGCCGTACCGGGCCCTTCCGCGCCGGTCCCGTCGCGGCCGACGACGCAGCTAGACGGGCGTCACCGCACCCCCTGACGACACGCCCCACATCATTCGATCTACCCTCGCCGCATCCGGGGCACTGACCGGACGTAAAAGCCCAGCGCACTTGCCGGGCGCGCTCCACCGGCCGTGACAGACGGACGCAGACACCCAGACATCTGGGCGGCTGCGAGCCGTCCACGGACCGGAAGGACGCCGCGATGAACACCTCCTCGCTCCCGCGTCACCCCCGGACCGGCGTTCGCGCCGTCGGCATCGTCGGCGGACGCCCGGTCTGGCCCATCAAGGGTGGAGCCCCCACCCTGCTCGAGCAGCGCGACGAGATCGAAGCGCAGCTCGCCAACCCGGACTTCGACGGCGACGAGGACGAACTCCTCGCCCGCGCCGCCGACATCACCGAGAAGATCAAGAAGGCGAACCAGCGGCAGGAAGCGCGCCGCAACCTGCTCGCCGCCAACCCCCCGGAGCCCGGTGGCGAGCAGCCGCAGGCACGGCAGGAGCGTCCGGGCGAGCAGCCCGAGCAGCGCGGTGGGCATGTGCCCGTCCTCGACATGGCCGAGCGTTTCGTCAAGGCCGACGGGCTCGCCTCGTTCCGGTCCAAGCTGTCCGGTCAGGTCCGCGTAGAGGCGACCGACCTCGACACCCGCGCGCTGGTCACCACGACCACCTACCCGGTCACCACAACCCGCGTCCCCGGCGTCATCCGCGAGCCCGAGCGCACGTTCCGTGTCGCCGACCTCCTCGACCGGCAGACCACCAGCGGCGGCGCGATCGAGTACGTCCGCGAACTGCTGTTCACGAACAACGCCGCGGTTGTTGCTGAAGGTGCGGTCAAGCCCGAGTCGAGCATCACGTTCGACACGGTCAGCACCACCACCAAGACGGTGGCGCACTGGCTCAACATCACCCGCCAGGCCGCCGACGACGACGGCCAGCTCATGGGCTACATCCGCGGCCGGCTCACCACGGGCCTGGAACTGAAGATCGACGGCCAAGTCCTCAACGGCGACGGCTCCGGCTCGCAGCTCCAGGGCATCATGACCGCCACCGGCGTCCAGGTGTACAGCCCGGCCGCGGCCGAAGAGGCGGACTCGAACCTCATCCGGCTCCGCAAGGCGCGCACGCTGGTCGAGCTGTCGGAGCGCACCCCCGACGGCGTCATCCTCCACCCGATCGACTGGCAGAACGTCGAGCTCGACACCGACGACACCGCGCGTTTCCGCGTCGTCAGCAACGTGCAGGAAGTGGCGCCCGCCCGCATCTGGGGCATGCGCGTCATCTCCACCACCGCAATGACGCAGAACAACTTCCTCGTCGGCGGGTTCCGCGAGGGCGCCACCCTCTGGGAGCGGCAGGGGATCACGATCCTCATGACCGATTCCCACGCGAGCAATTTCACCAGCAACATCCTCACGCTGCTGGTCGAGGCCCGCCTCGAAGTGGCCGTCCACACCCCGCGCGCCTTCGTGAAGGGCACGTTCGGCGACCCGACCCCGTAACCCGGGCGCCCCCTATCCACGACGAGCAGACGGGAGACAGCAGTCATGGCAACACGCAGCAGCAAGAGCACCGACGAGCAGCCCCAGGCCACCGTCCGGCCGCAGCAGTACAGCGGCGGCGAGGGCTGGGAACTCGGCCAGACCGCGCCCGAGGACAGGTTCCGGCAGATCGACGACGACGGCCAGTTCATCGGTGAGGCCACCACGTCCACCAAGGGCGGCGGCCGGTGGGTGCAGGTCGTCACCAAGGGCTCGCCCATCACCCGCGACGTCCTGCGCGGCCTGGCGCAGGCCGACAACGAGCAGCCCGCCGAGGGCGGTGCGTGATGGCCGGCCGCCGCTTCACGGCCGCTGATGGGTGGAAGGAAGGCGACCCGGCCCCGGCCGACGCCTTCCGCGCCCTCGGTGACGACCGGGCTACGCCGGTCGGGCCGGTCCTCGAGACCCACCCGGGCGGGTACGCGCGTCGTGTCGTCGCCCGGGGGGAGACCGTGACGGCCGAGACGCTGGCCGAGCTGCGCTCCGCTCCGGCCGCTGAGCCGGACGAGCAGGCCGCGCCCTCCTCGAAGGACGAGGGCTGACCCATGGCGTACTGCACCGTGGCAGAGGCGAGAGAGGCGGGCTGCACCGGCACCGATGCCGAGGTGGGCGCGTGGATCGCTGCTGCCACGGAGCGGATCACCGCCTACACGCAGCAACTCTTCGAGCCAACCCCCCTGGTGGTGGTGGCGGACGTCGGCGCGGATGGACTGGTCATCCTTCCGCGCCGCGTCCGCTCGGTCACCGCCGTGACGCCCGTCGGCGACGGCGACGACGCCCCGTCGCTCCCGTCGTCGGCATGGCGTGTCACCTCGGCCGACGTCCTCGGCCAGATCGATGCGGTGCGCGTCGCTGTCGGTGGCTATGACGATCTGATCGCCGGGGCCGAGTCGTACAACGGCGGCTGGGCTGGCCTGTTCGGCTCGTACTGGAGCCAGCAGGTGAAGGTCACCGGCACGTTCGGGTACGAGGCTGTGCCGCTGCTGGTGGGTAAGGCGTGCGCGCTGCTCGCGGCGCATATGCAGGCCAGCGTTACCCCGTCCGATGCCGACGCCGTACAGGACCCGGGCCTGGACGTGGACGACGAGGGCAACAACGTCCGCATCGAGGACGACGCGTCGTCGGAGCCCGTCGCCCCGTCGTCGTCGACCGGATCGACGCAGGTCGACGCCCTCCTCGTCGGCTATATGAACACCGCCTACGCGCTGATCGGCGGTGTGTGATGGCAGGCATCTCCGGCAGCTTCTCGATGGACGCCCGCGAGTTCGAGCGCGGCCTGCGCCGCTGGGCCGGCCGTCTGTCCCGCGAGTCGAAGGAAGCCACCCGCCGTACCGGCATCCGCGTCCAGAACGAGGCCAGGCGCTTGGCGCCGGTCGACACCGGCCGGCTGCGCTCCAGCATCGTGCACCGCGTAGAGGAGCGGGGCGCCCGGTTCTACGACGTGTCGGTGGGCACGAACGTCAACTACGCGGAGGACGTGGAGAAGGGCACCCGCCCGCACCGCATCTACCCGCGCAAGAAGAAGGCCCTGTACTGGCCGGGCGCGATGCACCCAGTCGCGTACGTCGACCACCCGGGCACCCGGCCACAGCCGTTCCTCGAGCCCGCCATCGCGATGGCCGATGCGTGGCTGCGCGAGGAGCTGGCCCGCGCCGGACGGCGGGTCCGCTGATGGCCGCCACCAGCGAAGGCGCCATCAAGGCGTACCTGGAATCCCTCAACAGCGGCGTTCCGTTCTTCCGCGACGGCCCCCGCCCCGGGCAGGCCACGCCGTACGGCCTCATCGAGCAGCAGGACATCACCGTCAACCGGGCCGCGAACGGCGACTTCGGCGACCAGACGGCCGAGGTCAACGTCACCGAGATCCTCACCGTCGACATCGTCCAGACCGCACGCATCAAGACCGGCCCCACCACCACGAAGAACGCCGAACGCTACGGCCTCGCTGAAGTCCTCGCGAAGGCCCTCCACGGCTGCCAACTGCCCGCTGCGCCGTTCCCTGTGACCGCCGTCAAGGTCCGCGACATCGACCGCTTCCCCATCACCGACAACCGGATCCGGCACTCGATCACCGTCGAGGTGCACCGGCCGCTGCGACTCACCGAGGTGATCCCCGCATGACCGACGTCGTCTACGTCCAGCTCGACCGCGACCAGGCCATCCAGAACCTGGGCTCTCACTGGCCGGTGCCGGCCGACGCCACCGTCCTGCGCTGCCCCGCACCGGGTGGTGTCACCGACGGCGCGGTCGTCATCTACGAGCGGCCGGGACGCCCGGGTGTGACGTGGTGGCTGGTCGACTCGATCCTCCCGCCGCAGGGCGCGGGGACGCCGGATGAGCACCTGGCGTCGCTGGTCCCCGAGTCGGAGCTGATCGTCCCGGAGCCCGTCGAGGACCCGCTCCCGCCCGACCAGGACGGCATGTCCGCCATGGACACCCCGTCTGACCGCCCGTCCGGGCCGAACCCCGGCACCAGGAAGGAATGAGCCCCATGCCTATCTCGCGAGTGACAAAGCTGTACGCGGTGGAGGACGCCAAGATTGCGCCCCTCCTCGCCGACCCGGAGGGCGGCACCCCGGCCTACGGCGCGGCCATCGACGTACCCGGCATCAAGGCCATGGAGATCTCCGGCGACGTCGAAGTGAAGGAGCTCCGGGGGGATAACGGGCTGCTCGACTCCGACGCGGTCATCTCCAACGTGACCGTGGCATTCCCCCACGCCAAGTTGAGCCTGGACGTGCTGGCCGCGCTGGTGTCCTCGACCGTCACTGACTCGGGGACGACACCCGCGCAGAAGACCCGCTGGTCACTCAAGCAAGGCGCGCGGCCGCTGCCCTTCAAGCTCATCGGCAAGACGCCCACAGGCGGCGGCGACATCATCGGCGGCGACGTTCACTTCATCCTCAACAAGTGCGTGATGTCCACCTTCCCGGGCCTCGGCCTGGCCGAGGAGGACTACCGCACGATCGAGAACGAGGCGCGCTGCCTGCCCCTGATCTCCACCGGTGAGTGGATCGACGTCGACATCAACGAGACCGCCGTAGCGATCCCGACCGCAGCCACCCCGTGATCCCCGGGCGGGCGCGGCTCCTCGCTCGCCGCCCGCCCGGCCCCCCATTCGCAGGCCGAAACCCGGCACTCACGTAGGGACCAACCATGACCACTGCCACACCCCTGACCGCGCTCGGCCAGGAAATCCGCTTCGCCGACGGCACCACCGGCCGCCTCCGCTTCAGCCTCGGCTCGATGGCCCTCCTCGAGCAGCGCTACGGCGGACTCGGCGGCATCATCGGCATGTTCGAGAACCTCGACGGCGAAGCCCTCAACTCCGTCATCGTCGGCCCGCTGATCGAGGTCATCGGCGCCGGCCTCACGGGATCCGGCGGGTTCGTCCCGCACGTCACCGAGCGCGTGACGACCGTCCGCGAGGAAACCCCCGACGGCCGCAAGACATCGCGGGACGTGCGGGAGGTCACGGCCGTGCGCTACGTCCGCCAGAAGGACCGCGCCGAGCTCGGCGACCTCCTCGACTTCCGCGACATCAACAGCCTGATCGACGCCTTCCAGGCCGCGTTCGCGGAGGCGTTCCCGCAGGGGGAAGGAATGGCCCCGGCGGGGCCGTACACGGACGTGACACTGCCGGACACCTTCCGTGGGACGAGCTCTACTACGTCGGCACCGTCACCCTCCACCGCACAGACGCCGCCTTCTGGGAGCTGACCCTCGCCCAGCTCATGACCCTCGTCGCGCAACACCGCATCGCCCAAGGCGGCGAGACCGCGAAACCGGCCGAACCTGCCGACGGGGCCAGCCTGCTCAGCTTCGCCGCGATGCGCCGCACCTGAAAGGAGGTGACCGATGTCGACACCCTCCGGAGACCCGGACCTCACCGGACGGCTACGCCTCGACCTGTCCGGCCTCATCTCCGGCCTCCAGCGGGCACGCACCACCACCCGCCGACAGATCGACGGCCTCGTCCGCGACGCCAACGGCCGCCTGCGCGACGCCAACGGCCGGTTCGTCTCCGAAGTCCAACGGAACACGCGCACCGTCGGCAGCTTGTTCTCGTCACTCGGTACGGGGATCCGGCAGATCGCCACGACGATCGTGTCTGTCGGCGCGCGGATGGCCGGCAGCTTCGCCCTCGCCGGGGCCGCGATCGGCGGCGTCCTACCGATCGTCGCCGGGCTGGTCGCCGCCCTCTCCAACATCGCGCCCGCGGCCGCCGTCGGCGTGTCCGCGATGCTCGCCCTTCAGCTGGCCACAAACACGCTGAAGTTGGCGATGGTCGGCGTCGAGGATGCGATCGCTGCGGCGCTGGATCCGGAGGGCGCGGAAGCCTACGCCGAGGCGATCAAGAAACTGTCGCCGGAGGCCAGGAAGTTCACTGACGTCCTGCGCGAGATGGCCCCGGAGCTGGACGAGTTCCGCCGCCAGGTGCAGGACCGGGTGTTCGCCGACTTCAGCACCGAGCTGACGCGGACCGCCAAGTCGGTACTGCCTGCCCTGAAAACGGCGCTCCTCAACACCGGCGACAGTCTGAACGCGATGGCCAAGGGCGTGGCCGAATCCGCCCGTGACCTCAGCGACCGGGGCATCTTTGGACAGGCCCTCGACTCGGCCACCACCTCCCTGGAATCCATGGAGCAGGTGCCCGGCCGGATCACCACGTCGCTCGGCCTGCTGGCCGCAGCGGCCGGCCCGTCGCTCGAGCGGATCGCGAAGAAGGCTGACGAGGTTAGTGTCCGTATCACCGACTCCCTGGTCCGCTCCTTCGAGTCCGGCGACCTGGAACGCTCCATCGACGGTGCCGTTGACCTGTTCAAGCAGCTCGGCCGCATCGTCCGCAACATCTTCGACGGCCTGAAGAACATCATCGGCGGCGTCACGCAAGAAGCGGGCAGCCTGTTCTTCATCCTGGAAAGGCTGTCGGAGGCTTTCGAGCGGCTGACCGCCTCGAAGGAATTCCAATCCATCCTCCGCGAGCTGGTCCAAACAGCGGATGAGCTGGTGAAAACTGTCCTTCCGCTGCTGAAGGAGGCGTTTGCCCAGCTCGCCCCCGTGATTGAGGAAATCGGGCCGCCGCTGCGGGACTTCATTCGGGAAGTCGGCCCGGAATTGAAGCCGCTCCTTCAGGAGCTCGGTCCGATTTTGAAAGACCTCGCGATCATCTTCAAGGAACAGCTTCCGTTCGCGATCGAGTTCACGAAGGCAGCAATCCAGACGCTGACGTTCGTACTCGGCATCGTGCACTGGCTGCTGGAGAACATCGTCATCCCGGCCGTGCGCTTGGTAGCGAGGGTACTCAACTCTGATTTCGTCAAGGCCCTCGCCTCCGCCTCCCGTGAGGCGTCGGCCAAGATCGGCGCGATTGCCCAGAAGTTCGAGCAATTCCGCTCATCGCTGGCCAGCGTCCTACGCACGTCGGCCGGAAGGCTCTGGGATTTCATCGGATCCATCGGCCGGTTCGCCCAGGGAATCGCCAGCTCAATGGGCGAAGTCATCAACATTTTCTGGGAAATCCCCGGAGCCATTCGCGCCGCCATCGGCGACCTCGGCAGCCTGCTGTACAACTCCGGCCGGTCACTGATCGGCGGATTCATCTCCGGCATCATGTCCCGCATCGGCGAAATCGCGGCCGCCGCATCCGCTGCCGTCAACACCGCCCGCCAGTATTTCCCCTTCTCCCCCGCCAAGAAGGGACCTTTCTCCGGCCGCGGCTGGACGCTCTACTCCGGCCAGGCCCTCATCCAAGGTCTCAGCGACGGTATCGCCAGCCAGATCCCCCGCCTACAGGCGCAGCTTGCGCAGCTCCCCGGCCTGCCCGACCTGGCCGGCGTGGTGAGTCGGATCCCGCAGGCAGGCACGGTCAACCCCGGTCCCAGCAGCGGAACGGCGGGATCGGCCGGGCACACCTTCAACCTGTACGGCGGCGACGCCACCCCGGACAGCATCCTGCGCGCCATGTCCTGGAGCGCACTCGTGGGAGGCACCAGTGGCTAACGGCAAGTTGGACCGGATCCAGTGGGACGGCCTCCTCTTCGGGCCCGGATCCCAGTACCACGTCACCACGATCGTCGGTCTCGACGACATGCCCGACGTCCGCGCCGAGGACGTCGAACGGCCCGGCCAGCACGGGGATTACACGGGCCCGGATTTCACGGGCGCCAGGACGATTCAGCTCGGCCTGTCGCTGATCGGCGACAGCCCGGACCATCTGCGGGAGCTGGTCCTCGCTCTGCGCGCCGCCACCCAGCCGCAGGCCAGTCCCGCCCCGCTGGCGTTCCTCGACCAGGACACCCTGATCTACGGCAAGATCCGGCGCCGCAGCATCCCGTACGACGCCGAATACCTGTGGCGCACCGGCACCGCCGCGATCGAGGTGTACTGCGCCGACCCGTACCTGTACGGGCTCGACGAGCGCAGCGACTCCACCACCGCCTACAGCCCCGCCGCCGGACGCACCTACCCGATGGTCCACCCCCGCACGTACGGCAGCGCGGGAGAGTCCGGCCGCATCACCGCCCTCAACGCCGGATCCAGCGACGCCTACCCCGTGCTCCGCATCGACGGGCCCGTCTCCAACCCGAGCATCGAGCAGGTGACGACCGGACAGTCCCTCGTCATCGACGCCACCCTCCAACTCGGCGAGTACCTCCTCATCGACACCCGCACCCGCGCCGTCCTCTACCAGGGCACCAGCCCCCGCCGCTCATGGGTCCGCGCCGGATCCACCTGGCCACTGCTACTGCCCGGCGAAAACGAGATCGCCTACCGCGGCGGCCCCGTCTCGGGCGGCGCCGGCACCCCATCCCTTCTGACCGTCACCTGGCGCGACACGAGCCTGTGAGAAAGGAGCCACTCCGATGGCTGTCATCAACCCCCCGCCGTGGATGCAGGCTGGTTCGTACTCGGCCGCACACGACCGGCTCGTCGTCACCAGCCTGCTCGCCTACCCCGGTTTCCTCGTGGACGAGGCGACCCCGATGCGGATCCGGCAGGGCGTCCGACCCTCCTACCAAAACCAGCAGCTGAAGGTGAGGGCGGCCGCCACCCCGAACATGACCGTCCTCGTGTCCGCTGGCATGTGCTTCATCGACAATCATGATTCGGGCGGCCGCGGTACGTACGTGTGCGTCAACGACGCCGATGTCGTCCTCACGATCGCGCCTGCGGGCGGGGCCGGGCAGTTCCGCAAGGACTGTGTCGTCGCGTCCGTCTACGACGCGGAGACCGCAGGCAGCGTCTCCGAGTGGCGGCTCGAAGTGATCCAGGGCGCGTACGCGGCATCGGCTGGTGCGGCTGTGCGGCCGTCGCTGCCGCCGAACGCGCAGATTCTCGCTGATGTGGCGATCGGCCCGTCGCAGACCAGCGTGGCCGCAGCGAACATCACCGACATCCGACAGTACAGCGTCGGCCTCGGCGGCATCCTGCCCGTCACGTCCTCGAGCGCGCCGAACCGCCCGCACCCGGGCCAGCTGCTGTATTTGATGGACACGGACGAGGTCCGCATCGGCAAGCTGGACGGCACCTCACGGGATATCACCGCGGACCCGCCGATGATGGTCGTCACCGGCGCGCCGAACCTCACCGCCCACGCCTCCACCTACTTCACCCTGCCGTTCAACGCGAAGGTCACCTCGTCGGGCGGCACGTCGTGGTCGTCATCGACGAACCCCAGCAGGATCACCGTCCCAAAGGCCGGCACGTACGCCGTCAACGGCCGGATCGTGTGGCCGGGAACGCTCACCGCCGAAGGCCGGGCCGAGGTGCGCGTCAACGGCGTGACGGGCCTGTCCCGGTTCAACACGATGCGCGGCTCGACCGGCAACATGGCCAGCGTCGTGGCGGGCTACGAGGTGCTCCAGGCGGGCGACTACGTCGAGATCGCAGCGAACCAGAACTCCGGCGCAACGACGGCGCTGCTTACCCAGTTCGGTCTGCACCGTGTGTCGGGGGCGACGTCGTGACGACCGCGCTGGAGTCGCTTTTCGCGCAGCCGCAGGGCCTCAGCCAGAACTCGGTCCGGCACACGTACACGTACCTGTTCTGCGACCTGAAGACAGACACCCTGCTCGCCGAACTGCCGCTGTCCGGGGTGCGATACGGCACCATCCTCAACGGCATCGGAACCCTCACCGCACACGTCCCGTACGCCGCCGAGACCCTGCCGCTGGACCCTGAAGCGGCGACCGTCCCCGGCCGCACAGCGGTCTACGTGGACCGGGACGGCGTCATCGTGTGGGGCGGCATCCTGTGGACCCGCACCATCGCAGGCTCCGGCCGGGACATCGGGTGCTTGGAGTTCCCCTCCTACTACCAGCACCGCTACATCAAGCAAACCCTGTCGACCGAAGCGGGGCAGGTCACCGATCAAGATTTCGTACCGGACGGGCAGCGGATCTGGCACGACCTGAAGCACCAGGTGTGGGCGCTGCTGAGGTGGGCGCACGTCCAGCCGTACGGCGACATCGGCATCGACACCAACGCGCTCACGGGCGCCGGGAGCGGTGTCTCCCGCTCGGCCACGTACTACGGGTACGAGCGGCCCGAGATCTACAAGACCATCCACGACCTGTCGCAGGCAGAGGACGGATTCGACTACGCCGTCGAAGTCGGCTGGACAGCGGCCGCCAACAACCAGCCGCCCGTACGGTACCGGCGGTGGAAACTCTGGTTCCCGCGCCGTGGCCGCCCGGCCTCCGAGTCCGGCCTCGTGTTCGCCCACGGCGGGCCCGCGAGCTCGATCGTGGACTACACCTGGCCGGAGCCCGGCACCGAGCTGGCGACCGAGACGTCCGGCATCGGTGAGGGCGACGGCGAATCCACCCTCGTCCGTACAGCGCAGGCAACGGACCTGCTCGCCTCCGGCTGGCCGCTGCTCGAGGCCGTGACGAAGTACGACGGCGTCACGTCGGCCGCGTCCCTTCAGGCGCTGGCGAACGCCGACCTCAACGCCCGCAGCCAGGCCCAGACCCAGCCGACGTTCACCGTGGAGGCCGACGCCGATCCGCCCTACGGCAGCTACCAGCTGGGAGACGAGGCGCTGTTCGTCATCGACCCGAGCGTCCGTATGCCCCACGGCCGCGAAGGCGTGCTCCGCATCATCGGCATCGACGCCGAACCGTCCACCGGTCCGGAGCGCGTCACCCTCACCTGCGCGGCGGTGTGACATGCCCGCCTACGCATCGACCCCGAACCTGGTGCAGCGCATCGTTCGCCTGGAAGAGGAACTCGCCCAGCTACGGCGCCGCTCGGCGCCGGTCCGCGACGAAGTGCCCGTGTTCCCGACGTCCGTGCAGGGGATGCCCGCGATGGACGACACCAGCTTCACGACGGCGTGGGAAACGATCCTCGCCCCCCGCACCGCGACGCTCAGCGTGGGTCTGGTGTTCATCGGCGACCAGGCCGGCAGTCCGCTGGTGAACACGGGCGGCCAGTGGCAGGTATTGCTCGGCAGCACGGTCGTCATGTCGGGCACGGTCGCCGCGACCTACTCCTATCAGTTCGCCGCTCAGGATCTGTCCCTCGCCGCCTACGCCAACGATTCCCAGTTGCAGCTCCAGATCCAGACCAGGCGCACCAGCGGCGCAACGACCGGCGGCCGGTGGGGTTTCGGCGGCTCGATCCTGATCGCCCCTCGCTACATCCGGCTCCTCTGAAAGGACCCTCATGGCCACACCACTGTCCGCCGACCGGCTGCTCAGCGCGCTACGCAACGAGGGCCTGCGCGTTGTCGAGCACCGCTCGTGGCGGACGCACAACCGCAACCACAAGGGCCCGTGGGGGCCGGTGCACGGCGTGATGATCCACCACACCGTCACCGAGGGCACACAGTCCTCGGTCGAGCTCTGCTACAACGGCCACTCCTCGCTCCCCGGCCCGCTCTGCCACGGCGTCATCGCCAAGGACGGCACCGTCTACCTCGTCGGCAACGGCCGGGCCAACCATGCCGGCCTCGGCGACGGCGACGTCCTCCAGGCCGTCATCGACGAGCGGCCGCTGCCCGCCGACAACGAGGCCAACACCGACGGCAACCGCCACTTCTACGGCTTCGAGTGCATCAACCTCGGCGATGGCAAAGACCCCTGGCCGGCGGCTCAGCTGGAGGCGATTGAGCGGGTGTCCGCTGCGATCTGCCGCGCGCATGGCTGGGGCTACCGCTCTGTGATCCGCCATCTCGACTGGCAGCCCGGGAAGGTCGACCCGCGCGGCGTCGACTGGCCCGCCATGCAGGCCCGCATCACGGCCCGTCTGGGCAACACCACCCCCGCACCGTCCGAGGAGGACGACATGACCCCTGAAGAGCGAAAGCTGCTCACCGACACGGCCGCCGCGGTCAAGCGCATCGAAGCCGCCCTGGCCCGCCAGCCGTGGACCTACAAGCAGCCCGGCGTGGACGACACCCGGGACATGAACCAGATCGTTCGCGACATCGACACGGGCGTGAAGGCCATCAGCTCCACCGGCTCCAGCCCCGCTCAGACCGACGCCCTCGCCGACAAGGTGGCGGACAAGCTCGCCGCCCGACTCGCCGACTGATCGGGCGCGCGCCGTGATCCTCAACCTGACGCCGCACCCGATCCGCCTGTACAGCAACGACCGCGAGGACGGCATCGACGACCTCGAACCGCACCTGCGGTACGTCATCGACCCTGAGCCCGAGCCTGCCCGGCTGTCCACCATCGAACTCGGCACCTGCGACGGCGTCGAGATGGTCGAGTTCGGCCACCGCGCGAACGTGCCACGCAAGCAGGACGGCGTCCGGTACGTCGTGTCTCTCGTCGTCGCCCTGGCCCTCGTGCCGCAAGGACGGAACGACCTCCTCGTCCCGTACCGCGAGGTCCGCAACAGCAGCGGAACCGTCATCGGCTGCCGCCAACTCGCGCAGCCCGTCTGAACAGAACGGAGTACCACATGTCCACTGCCCACCCCGTCGAAGCGAAGGTCAAGGCGTCGACCACGACCACCTTCCTCGCAAGCCTCGTCGTCGCCGTACTCAACGCGGTTGCCGCTGACAGCAGCCTCCTCGGCCCGCTGCCGGTGTGGCTCCAGGCCATCGTCATAGCCCTCGTCCCCACGGCCCTCACCTTCCTGGCTGGATACCAGGCACGGCACACCCCGCGCGGCCCGTACAGCAGCTGAGCACAGCACAACCGGAGGAACCTGTGGACGCTGCGACGTTCGGCGCGGTCGGCACCATCCTCGTCGGGCTCGCAGCGGCCACGGGCGCATGGATAGGGAAGCGCGGCGAGAACCGCGCGAACCACCAGGGCGTGGTCATGACCGGTTACGGCGGGCTCGTCAATGAGCTCCAGGAGGAACGCGCCGACCTGCGGGAGAAGTTGACCGCCGCCTACGCCGAACTTGCCGCCGAACGCGCCGACAAGGCCCAACACCTCGCGACCATCGCACGCCTGGAAGCCGAGATTGCCACCCGCGACCGGCAGATCGCCGAACTCACCGCCGCCCGAGGAGGGCCGACACCGTGACCCCCAGCCACCGCACAGAAGGGATACTGACGCGCCGCTGGCGCTCGCTCGCTGTCGCCGCCTTCCTTACGGTCCTGTCCGGCGCGGTCGTGCTGGTGTGGCTGCGTATCGACGCGGCCGACCAGCGCGCGCAGCAGTTCGCCGCAGCGGCCAACGAGCGCGCGCAGGCGTTCGCCGCGGAGTCCAACAAGCGCGGTGAGGCTGTCTCCACGCTGGCCGGTGACGTAAGGATCCTGCGGGCGCAGATCGAAGCGAAGGGCGACACCCCGGCAGCGCCGGACCCGGAGGCAGCGGTCGACGACCTGCCCGACCGGGCAAAGGTACCGGTGCCGATCCCGGGACCGCAGGGTCCGGCCGGAGAACCGGGCCAGGACGGCGCAGACGGAGACACGGGGCCGTCCGGCGCACCGGGGGCGGACGGGGCGCCCGGCCAGGACGGCACCGACGGCGAGCCGGGGGCCGACGGACAGCAGGGCCCGGCCGGACCGGAAGGACCGCAGGGGCCACAAGGTCCGCCGGGTGAGCAGGGCGAGCAGGGCGAGCAGGGCCCGCCCGGTCCGGCTGGCCAGTCCTGCCCGGAGGGCTACTCGTGGCAGACACCGGAGTACGACCCGGACGCGAAGATCTGCCGCCGCGACGGCGCGCCACCACCCGACAACAAGCCAGGCGCACCGTTGAACATCGCCCTCGACCCGCAGCGCCGCCAGTACCCCTGATCAGTCCTCGGGCTGGTCAATCCCGATCTCGTAAGCGATCTCCCACCGAACATCCGCGACCGTGATGTCCGCCGTCTCCACCGGCCGGCCGCCGCGGTCGTAGTACGTCCGCTCAATCTCGGTGATCAGGTCACCGACGCTGATGCCGAGCAGGTTCGCCTGCTCCTGGGTGGCGCGGGCAGGGCGCGGCACCTCGACGGCCGTCTCGATCAGGACCCCGATGGACCGCATTCGCTCCACGACACCGGCGCCCGCGTACGGGCCCATCTCGGGCAGCACGACCGGCGTATCGCCGGTGATGGCCATCGGCTCCCACGACTCGGAGAGTTGCACGGGCAGGCCGTCCGCCAGGAACTCGTACCGGGTGCGGACGCACAGGTCACCGGGATCGATCGCGAGCCGCTCCGCGATGTGCTCCGGCGCCGGGGTACGCGCTTCGCTGCGGGACTCCCAAGTGCCCGCCTTGCCGCGCTCTTTCATGTCGGCACGGAACGGGCTGCCGCCGCGACGCTCACGGTGGCGGGAGCGAACCATCCGCATCCGTTCGCGCGGCCGGCGTACGTAGGTGCCGGATCCGGCGCGGCCCTCGAGGAGGCCCTCGACGATGAGCCGCTCCATGGCGCGCTGCGCGACGGACTGGCCGACGCCGTACTCCTCGGCGAAGCGGGCGCGGGACGGCAGCTTGTCGCCGACCTGCCATTCACCTGCCTCGATGCGGGCACGCAGAGCGTCGGCCACCTGAAGGTAAGGCGTTTCGCGTGGCATATGCGCAGCTCCGGGGGTTGTACGTCGACATTGACAAGCTAACCCATCAGGTTGAAGCTGAATACTCAGCATCACGAAAAGTGACAGGCTGATCACCAGGGGAGAGCTGTGTCCACTGTGCCTCCGCATGCCGTCGCCCTTGCGGGCATGCTCGCCGCCGCGACCAGCAGCGAGCCCAGGATCTCGGTGACGCCCGGCGCCATCCGGATCGAGGTCGACCTCCCCGACGAACTCTCCAGCGTCACCCGCACCACCATCCTGACCAACCTCGGCACCGCTGACCGCTACGGCCACGACCGCACCGAGGACCGCGACAGCGTGTGGGCCGAAATCGACCTACACCACCGGCCGCCACGCCTCGCCCCATGACCCCCGCTCCGGCCGACCTCCCTGGCAGGACCGCGGCCGGAGCGGGCCCCGCACCACCAACCAGCGAGAGGACCGACCATGTCTCATCCCGTACCCGACCCGCCCGGCACCCCCATCCCCGTCCTCAACTCGCCCCGCGCCCTGCTGACCGACCCCGAGTTCAACAGCGTCCGCATGACCATCCTCAACAACAACTACGGCATGGCCCCGGAGATGGCCGGCGCCATCCTCGAGGACGCGCTCGCGTTCGTCGCCACGGCGGCCAGCTCACCCGGCCAGGCGCTCGTACCGAGCCGCGTGGTGGACGAGGGATGGCACGCCCTGATCCTGCACACCGCCATCTACTGGAACCTCTGCGCACAGTTCGGGAACTTCGTGCACCACATCCCGGAGCCGCCGAACATCGGCCGGTGGGACGAGGCCGTCATCCGCCGCACCATCAAGCACATCGAGGCCGCCGGGTACCCGGTGCACCACTCCTTGTGGCGCGGCCCGGAGGACAGCACCGTGCCGGTGGCTGCCAGCTGCCAGCACGGCGACCAGTCCGGGCCGATCGTCATCATCCCCAAGCCCAAGGGCTGAGGGACCGGATAGCGTGAGCGTCATGGCGAAGGAATGGATTGATCCCCGGTACGCCGAGTTGGTGGGTGCGTGGAAGCGCGCGCAGCTGCCGACGTCGCGCGACCCGGAGCCCAGGCCGCGGCGGGCGTTCATCGTCCCGCCGAAGCCCTGACGCTCGTCTTACCGCCCCGGTCGGTCTGCGCCCCCCGTCGCAGGCCGGCCGGGGCTTACTCGTGCACGAGGTCGGCGAGCGGGACGCCGATCGCCAGGGAGATCCGGATCAGGGTGTCCAGCTTGGGTGAGGCGTGGCCCTGCTCGATGCGGCTGTAGGTGGCGACGTCGATCCCGGATCGGCCGCACACGTCGAGCTGGGTGAGGTTGTGGTGTTCGCGCACATGCCGGATCCGCTCGCCGACGGCGCGGCGGATCGCCAGCACGTCATCGGTCGGTGGGGTGGGGCGCGGCACTCGTCCACGCTCCCGACACCATGATCGCAAAGGATTAGGGTGGACCCTAATTCGTGTGATCATGAAGGGGCCGGGTACCTGCCCCCGTGCGGCACATACCCCCATAGACCGGCCCTCCGGTCCCTACCCCCAGGCGTTCGGAGTGGTCGGCGGCGCCCCTGCCTTCGGGTGGGGGCGTCGTTGTTCCCGGGTGTCTCGGTCAGGGCGACTTCTACTCACCTGCTGGGTGGTGTGCGCGATCTTCGTTCCCGCCTGTTCCCACGGGAACACGGCCCCGCATTCGCCTGCGTTTTGCTGCACCGAGCGTCATTGAGCGACATCGAAAGGCGCCCGAATGTCCCGATTTCAGGGATCACCGCAGGTCACAAGTAGGTCAAAAAACTGGTTCGAGTCCCGTTACTCACCCTTAATGATCAAGGCCCGGCCTGCACAAACAGGCCGGGCCTTCTTCATGTCCAGAACTTTGGGAACACGATGGGAACACAAGGCCCCTGCACCGGTCGTATCGTCTGCCCATGGCGAGCATCGTGGAACGACCCAAGAAGGACGGCAGCAGCACCTTCCAGGTGAAGTGGCGCCAGGACGGCGAATGGCAGTCGGAGAAGTTCGCCGAGCGCCCCGCCGCCGACCAGTTCAAAGCCCTCGTCGAAGCGCACGGCGGCCAGTGGCCCCACGGCTGGATCCGCGGCATGGGCTTCGTCGAACCCGACGAGCAGCCCGGCGACATGTCCCTCGTGAAGTGGGCCACACGCTACGTCGACCGCCTCACCGGCATCGACCACCGCACCCGCGACGACTACCACCGTGAGATCCGCCTCCACCTCTCCCACCTCGTCCACACCCGCACCGACGGACTCGAGGTCCCGGCCACCATCTGCAACCTCACACAGGACGACGTCACCGACTGGGTCCGCCGCGAGCAGGACGGGCTTCCCGACGAGGGCGACCCGGAGAAGTGGCAGCGCAGGCCGGCCGATCCAAAGTCCATCCGTAACCGCCATGGGTTGCTGTACTGCGTTGTACAGGCCGCCGTGGACGCCGAGCCCCAGCTGCGCGCCAAGAACTGCTGCACGCGCACGGACCTGCCGCGCGTGGACGACAACATCGAGGACGACATGACGTTCCTCGAGCGTGACGAGTACGCCCGCATCGCCCAGGAGATCGCCGACCCGGACGCCCGGGACCTGGCGGACTGGCTCGTCGGCACCGGCATGCGCTTCAGCGAGGCCACCGCCCTGAAGGTCAGCGACCTGGCCCTGACCGCCGACCGGCCCACCGTCAATGTCCAGCGCGCGTGGAAGAAGGCAAAGAAGGGCAGCGAGAAGGCTTTCTACCTCGGGCCGCCGAAGACGAAGAAGGCCCGCCGCCTGCTGGGCCTGTCCCCCGCGCAGGTCGACATGGCGCGGCGCCTGGTGGCCGGTCGCAAGCCGGACGACTACGTGTTCCGTGCGGCCATGGGTGGCCCGTGGCGGCACGCGAACTACTACAACCGCAAGTGGATGCCCGCGGTGAAGGCAGCCGTCGAGAAGGGTCTGCCGAAGCGTCCCCGGATCCATGACCTGCGGCACACGCACGTCTCATGGCTCATCGCTGCGCGCATTCCGCTGCCCGCGATCCAGATCCGGCTGGGGCACGAGTCGATCCAGACCACGGTCGACCGGTATGGGCACCTCGAGCGGACCCTTGACGACGACATCACGGCCGCCGTCGAGGCCGCCATGGGTGTGCCGGCACCCAGGGCGGCCTTCGAAGTCGTACGGGCAGGCTAGCGCGGGGTGGGGCGGGTCACGG